CCTAGGTTCACGCCAGCAGATAGGGCGTTACTTAAAGCACTTTGGTTGGAGTCCTAAGGAGTTTACAGAGACAGGGCATGCGATAGTATCAGAGGAGATACTTAAGGCAGTGAAGGGCATCCCTGAGGCCTCTCTGATAGCTTCTTACCTATTAGTTGGCAAGCGTATTGCTCAAGTGTCTAGTTGGATACTTGCTGTAGATGATGACGGAAGAGTTAGAGGCTATGTAAATACCAATGGCGCTGTAACGGGACGTATGACTCACAGTAAGCCTAACTTGGCTCAAGTGCCTAGTTCTGGTAGCCTGTATGGGCCTGAGTGTAGAGCTTGCTGGATTGTACCTAAGGGTTACAAGCTGGTCGGTATAGACGCTTCTGGCCTTGAGTTACGAATGCTTGCCCACTACATGAAGGATGATGAATACATTACTGAATTACTTAGCGGTGACATTCATACAGCCAACATGAAAGCAGCAGGTCTAATGACGAGAGGGGAGGCGAAGACTTTCATATACGCTTATTTGTATGGCGCAGGTGACGAGAAGATAGGAGCAATCGCAGGAGGTGGACGTAAGAAAGGAAAGCAGCTTAAGGCTAGCTTCTTGGCTGCAACACCCGCACTAGTGGAACTAAAGGCTAATGTTGCACAGGCAGCAGCTAGAGGTTACGTGGTTGGCTTGGATAAACGGAAGGTGTTTATTAGGTCAGAACATGCGGCACTTAATTCGCTTTTGCAATCTGCAGGGGCGTTAGTTATGAAGCAGGCATTGGTTATCTTAGATGACTATGCTACACGTTGGAAACTTGACTATAAGTTTGTGGGTAATATCCATGATGAATTTCAAGTAGAAGTAAGAGAAGATCATGCCGAAAGGTTTGGTTCATTGGCAGCCTCTTGTATAGAAGCTGCAGGTATCCACTTTAAACTCAGGTGCCCTTTGGCAGGAGAGTTTAATATAGGCAACAATTGGGCAGAAACCCACTAGGAGAAGTTATGAAGACTACAGTAGAGCAAACAGCACGTAATAAAGCGTATTATGCAGAGAATAAACATCTTCGCGTTGAAGAGTTCATTCGTAATAACAAGAATCGTATGTATGTTGATGGTAAGTACATACCTCAGACACACCCGTTGTGGAAAGCAGGGCGCTATACATCATTTAGTGATGCAGCTTTTAGTTCTTTTACTAACTACAACAGAACAACTAAAGGTGATGTTTACTTGATCACTAATGCAGCGTGGCCTGAGTGGGTGAAGGTAGGTAAGGCAGGTGATGCTAATGATAGGCTTAAGGGTTATCAAACTAGCGACCCTTTCCGCTCATATCAACTACATCATACTGTGTCAATGGCTAACCGACATACAGCAGAACTAGCAGCACATAAGGCACTTCAAGTCTTAAGTCAAGATAGACGTAACGAGTGGTTCAGGGTTGACTTAGCTACAGCAGTACGTTGCATTGAGTCTATCAATGAGTAAGCAAAGCAAAGGCAAGCCCTTTGAGAAATGCTTTGTTGATGCTGACTCAATTATCTATCGTATAGCGTTGACCACGACCACAATAGCCCAAGGTAAGAAGTATTACGAGAAAGCTATTGAGGACATCCAGTGGGACACCTGCAGTGATGAAATATTCGTAGCTGTCAAAGGTGTTGGTAACTTTAGATATGATGTTGCTGAGGACTACAAAGGTCAGCGGCTAACTGATAAAGCTAAGGCTGCCATTGACCCTAAGGTAGGCAAGAGGCGCACAGCGTTAACTGAATTTGCATGGAAGCTAGGGCACTTTAAGTCTGATAACTGTGAAGCTGATGATGTTGTATCTATATGGGCACAAGAGGCTATAGACGCTGGTGTGCATTATGTCATAGCTCATATTGATAAAGACATAAACATGGTGGAAGGTTGGCATTATAACTTTGACCAACGTAAGAAGCTCTTGTACTATGTCAGTGAGCATGAAGGTTGGTACAACATGTGCAGTCAAATGTTGCAAGGTGATAAAGCTACGGATAACATCCAAGGCATCAAAGGTATTGGTAAGGTTAAGGCTGCAAAGCTCTTACAGGACGTACCTACAGATGACCTATATAAGGTTGTTACCAAGGCTTGGCAAAAGGCTCACCCTGACGACTGGAAGGAACTGATGGAAGTCTGTTGGAACCTTATCTACATGCGTAGAGACTGGAACGGCTTTAGACGTATGAAACTTGAGGAGGTATTTGGAGATGATGATGAATAAACACATAAAACTTATAGAGAAGTGGTTAGCTGATAATAATTCAGTTAGCCAATTAGAATTAGAGGCTAATGTTGCTAATGCTACTGCTAATGCTAATGCTGCTTATGCTGCTTGTGTTGCTGCTTATGATGCTTATGATGCTGCTTATGCTGATGCTGCTGCTGCTGGTGCTGCTAAGGGTGCTGCTAATGCTGCTGCTGCTGCTGCTGATGCTAATACTATTGTTGCCGCTAGATGGGTGGCTAAGTATCACTCATTAGTTAAGGAGCAAGGACTGTGAATAAACACATAGAACTTGTAGAGAAGTGGTTAGCTGATAATAATTCAGTTAGCCAAGCACAATTAGAGGCTAATACCACTGCCGCTTATGCCGCTGCTAAGGCTGCTTATGCTAATGCTGCTGATGCTACTGTTTATGGTGCTGCTTATAATACTGCTAATGCTGCTGCTAAGGCTGCTTATGCTGCTGCTAAGGCTGCTGCTGCTGCTAATGCTAATGCTGCTTATACTGCTGCTGGATGGGTGGCTAAGTATCGCGAATTAATTAAGGAGCAAGCATGATGACAGCTAAGACTAAGTTTAGATCAGGACTAGAGAGTGCATTTAATGATGCCGTAGGTACGGAAGACTTCATGTATGAACCTTACCGCATACCTTATATCATTAAGAAGAAGTATGTGCCTGACTTCATTGATAAGCGCACTGGGGCTATGATAGAAACCAAGGGCTTCTTTAGGGTTGGAGACACACAGAAGTACAAGGCTATCCGTGATGAAATAGATAGACCTTTGATCTTTGTGTTCACTGACTCACGTAAGCGCCTTAGGAAGGGCGCTAAGATGAACCTAGGGCAGTGGTGTGAGAAGGAAGGGCTACAACACTTCACAATGAAGACTGTTGATAAGCTGCTTGAGCATCTAGCTACATTACCTACAAGAGTAGAGAAATAATTATGACGTATGAAGAACTAAAGGAACAGATACTAAAGCATTATGATGTTGATATGCTATGTGAAATCTTAGAAATAACATCAGAGTCATTAGTTGATAGGTATGAAGATCAGGTCATGAAGAATATGAGTTTATTTGAGGAGGCTATGGATGTCCGTTAATGATATAAAGAAGACTTGGGGTTTAGAGGAAGCGTATGATGCGCCACCTAACTACCAAGGTATCTACACTCAAAGTGCTTTAGAGTCGCAAGTAGGTGGTGAGCACTATAAGAACCAAGGTATACAACCTTTTGAGATAACCTATAAGAACTTTGGTTATGAAGGTCTGCAAGCAGCAGTGTACACCACGGTAAATAAGTATCTCACACGCGACAAAGGTGACCACCAAGAGAATGTGGAGAAAGCTCTGCACTGTCTACAGATACAGTTGGACTACTGTAAGATGACTAAAGACGAGGTAGGCAACAAATGAAGGGTTATGAAATACTAATACCTCTTGCCATGTACGGCATTGGTGTGCTTATGGGCTATGGTTTAATACCAGAGGGATGTTTAATATGAGTAAACTACTAGATATGCTAATAAAGCATGAAGGGAGTGAGAGCCATGCTTATACCGATACTGTCGGGAAGCTAACTATAGGAGTCGGTAGAAATATCGACCCCAGTGGGGGCTTAGGTTTGAGTCCTAGGGAAATTACATATTTATTACAGAATGATGTTGACAGGGTGGAGCAAGAACTGGTAAACTCTATCCCTTGGGTTGAGCATATGGAGTGGCAACGAATGGATGCCCTCGTAAACATATGCTTTAACCTTGGCTTACCTAGGTTCATGAAGTTCAAGAAAGCATTAGCAGCAGCCGAAGATCAGGACTGGGAGCTATGTGCAGATGAATTTATGGATAGCATGTGGGCTAGTCAGGTAGGCCAAAGGGCTGTGGAGTTGACCACATTAATTAGAACTGGAGAGTACGCAGAGTAATGACTAAGATGACGTTGAAAGAGAAAGTAGCTGTTGCACAGAAGAAAGAGTACCTAGTAAATGAAGTAAAGAACTACACTCACGCCTTGAATGGTCGTGATGATAGGTTCAACAACTACTACTTACAACGTATTGAAAACTTAACCTTAGAGCTAGCTGAACTGGAGGGATAGCGAGATGATGTTTATGGAGCATTTCTTCATCATTATGGAGGGATTCGATTGTGACTTTAACACCGCAGTGCAATTGGCACAACGTGGTACAACATGGGAAGATGTCTAATGTTAGCAGAGTACGAGGTAAGCCTAGTTGCAGAGGTGACAACTACTGTAACCCTAGTAGCAGAGAGTCAAGAGGATGCCTTTGACTCTGCTTATGACCAACTTATAACAGCAGTACGGCAGGAGACTGCTATAGAAACGATTGAAATTGTGGACTATGAAGTCCGTGAGAATTTAAACAAAATACACTAACCTGAGAGAAGTAATTATGAAACTTAAATTGAACGAAGTGCAAGTAGAACAGGTAGGTGTTACGTGTTTAGACCAACTACACTTTGACCTTAAGTGTGAGTTAATACAACATGAGGCAGAGCCTTACTTAGATGATGAAGACTATGTGGCTATGCTACGTACAGTAGTTAGTATTGAAGTTATCATGAAGGAACTAATGCACGAAGATATCTACTTCATCTGGAAGCTAGAGAATGGTATTAACCTATGATTGATACTG